AAGCAAAGCCAGCATCGCGCTGAGGATGGGATTCGCATAGCCGCCATGAAAGACGCAAAAAAAAGGAGGGGCAATCTTGGAACCCATAATGATAACGACAAAGAAAGGGCAGGCGCTCAAAGCGAAGATGGAGACCGGCGTGAAGCTGAACATAACCCGTGTCGTGGCGGGGAAAGGGCGATACCAGGACCTCGAGGACGTGGCATCAATCGGCGACCTGCAGACAGTCCCGGTCGGCAGCGGCATCCACGAGTTCGCGATAACCAGCCACGTGCAGGAGGGGACGCGCTCCGTGCTCTATACGCTGCTGACGAACAAGGGCCTCACGGACGGGTACGACCTGACCATATTCGCGGTAATGGCGGAGGATCCGGACGAAGGCGAGATAGTCTACCGCGTATCGGAGCTCCAGCGGGCGTTCCCCTTGTCCTCCGAAGCGGACTTCCCGAGCTTCGCAATCGATTGCACGTTTTCCGACACCATATCTAACGCGAGCGAGGTCATCGTGGCGGTGGACCCGGCGGGCGTGGTCACGGGGTCTCAGCTGGATTTCATACTTTCCAAGCATTGGCGCAAGGACGAGCTGCGTCGCGCCAACTGGAAGTACCCGCTTGACCCGGCGCAGTACATATACGTTGCCACAACGGGCAGCGATGAGTCCGGAGACGGGACGGAGGGCAAGCCCTACGCGACGCTGGGCAAGGCGGTGGAGATAGGGAGCCTGTACACCAAAGACTCATATGTGCAGATAAACGTGGGCGAGGGTGACTACTACGAGCCGGGGCTCAGCATAATCGGTGCGCAGCGCCTGATCATTGCGAAGTCGGGCGCGACGAACCCGAAACTGCACTTAACAGGCATGATCCCCGGCACAGCCGGCACTTTACAAGCCTTAAGTTGCGCTGCGCTGCACATAAGCGGCATCGACTTCTCCTGCGACTATGTAATGAGTGCAAATCCATATTTCCTTTACTTCTCAGAGTCCAATGTCACTATGTTGGATTGCGACATATCCAGCTCTGTCGCTCAGAATTCTGGTTCCACAACAGAGGCCATAAGGGTCTACAGGAACTCGAACTTGACTTTGGTGCAAAGCTCAGGCGACTGCCAGATCAACGGCTTCCACGTCGGGGTGCTGGCTTCCTTGACTAGCGAAGCAACGGTGAGGTGCCAAGGAGAGGTGCTGGACACGGCGTACTCGGCGGGAACATCGGGCACGATATTCGTGGATACTAGCTTACCGCCAATCCTAGCTCCTCAGTCTCAATACGAGAACAGCGGCGGCCGCGTCCGCTTCTCTCACCTGCAAGGCGTAAACAACACGATCACGATCTACGCGGACCCCAATGGCGACGACCGCAACTGGGGGCAATCTGCCGCATACCCGGTCAAGACGCTCGCGAGGGCGCGCGACATAGCCCAGCGCTGCGAGGGCACGGGTATTTTAACTCTGAGGTTGGCTGATGGGACGTACCACGTGACGGAGGGTGTTGTATTTACCTCTGTGGGGAGGCTTTTGACAATCCAAGGCAACCTTGCCGACACAGGGGCGGTCGTCATCGAAAGCGCAGCGGACATCAACACATTGATGCTCGATTCCTGCACCTGCTTAATAAGAAGCATAACAGTCAAGCGGATGGGGCAGACATCGAAAGACACAGCGGCGTTATATGTTACCCGGGGCTTCGCGGATATTCGGAACATCAATATAACGGCGGAAGAGCCTCAGGAATACGCTGGTGCGTCCGGGTTCATCGCGCACTGCGCGGTAGTTGTGTTCTATGAGGGCACAAATTCGTCGATCTCGAGCATGGGTAGGGCGATACGCGCCTTGGGCGGTGCATACATCGTATGCCACAACGTAGGTGGCACGGACAACAAGGTGGGGCTGTACGCGACCAGTTCAATAATAGTCGCAAGCGGGACGATGCTGGGCGCGGCAACGCCGGCAGGAAAAAGCACCGGTAGCCAGATTAGCATCAACAGCGCATGGATATAGGAGGCCTGTATGGAAGCGTATATTTTTGACATCGTAGAACCGCAAGAAATAGAAGAGGCATATATGCCCGAGATTCCGCCAGAAACGGACGTGACCGTCGACCGCGCCGTAGTGGTCGAAATAGGCGGCCTATGGTACGTCAAAGGCTACCGCGAAGGCAAGGAGGTCCTCCTGTTCGGCGGCTGGGAGGCCATGGAGGGGCACACCAACGCCGTCCTCTACGACGCGCAGGGCAACGAGGTCCCGCACGATCTGGAGCTCGACCCGAAAAGCGCCAAGCTGAGGGAGATCGGCGATGCCTGCACCTCAGCGATATACGCGGGGGTGGAAATCGAGACGACGCAGGGCCTAGAGCGCTTCTCCCTCACCAACGAGGACCAGATAAACATAGGAAACCTGGCGCTCCAGGCGCAGGAGGGCCTGCCGGTCCTGTACCACGCGGACGGCGAGCTTTGCAGGCTGTTCGCGCCCGAGGAGATGCTGGCATTGGCGGCGGCGGCAGTCATGCACAAGACGTACCACACCACGCTGTGCAACCACCTGAACGTCTGGATCAGGCGCAGCGAAACGCCGGAAGAGCTGGACGCGATTCATTACGGCGCGGATCTCCCCAACGACCTCGCGGCGAGCTTCGCCTTGCTGATGGGGGGGATGTCCGGTGGATAGGCTGGTGCGCATTATGACGCTCTGGCTCTGGGGCGGCTTCGCCTACTACTGCATAGAGCTCGCGTGGCGGGGCTGGAGCCACCCGTCCATGTACATTGTCGGCGGGCTGTGCCTGCTCGCGCTGGGCGGCATCAACAACCACCTGCCCTGGGAGATGCCGCTTATTCTGCAGTGCTTCATAGGCGCGGTGGCTATAACCACGGTGGAACTCCTGGCGGGGCTGATAATAAACGTCTGGCTGGGGTTGGGCGTATGGGACTACAGCCAGCTGCCGCTCAACGTCATGGGGCAGGTCTGCCTCTGGTTCTGCCTGGCATGGCTGCCGCTTGCCGCATTCGGCATATGGCTGGACGACTTCCTGCGCTGGAAGCTATTCGGCGAGGACATGCCGCATTACAGGTTTTTGTGAAAAACGATGAGGGCTTCTAAGAAAAAAAAGGCGAGGAGAACACTCGCGGCGAAGCATTCTCCTCTGAGGGTACGAAGGTGACGCTAGGACATAGACCTAAAATCACAATCGCTACGACCTGACGGCGCTGTCACACTCGGCAGGCCTATAGAAGGGCTAAGAACAGCAGATAAGAACCGCTCATAGCGATTGCATGATAACACGTATTGCTTGGGGCTGTCAAGCAGACCAAGCGGATTTGGAAGACAAGCGGGGACTTACAAGACTTAATGGGCGGGATGACAGTCCCTGTCTGCGCAAACTTCCTGTTAGCGCGGACAGCCCCGGATCTCAGCTACTTATGCTTTCGTTTTTTTAGGAACGGAAGCAGGAGCGAAAGTGCCATGTAAATGACACTTATAAGCTCGAATCTGCTCATACCTATCTTTACCCTTCTGCCCCGCAGCCCGAACTCATTTTAGAGCAACCGCACAACCATGTCAAGAACGATCTATGCTCTACATTTTCATAATAAAAACGGAGGTTAAGAAATGTGAAAACAATCAAAAAGTACAGGGGTCTTATGCCGATAGTCCTGTGCATCGCTGCGGCGGTGGCGCTACCGCAGCTGGTGCTCGGGGCCTTCGTGCTGGAGAAGCTCTACACGATGACGGACGCCGTGAACGTGCTAGCCGCGAGCATAGACGCTGACCCCCAGAAAAGCTGGGCGGAGCACGAGCTTGGAATAATCGACTCGGTGGAGTACCTCGACCGCCTAGAGCAGGTCTACGCCTGCGCTTTCAAGCTGGTAAGCGGGAAGCCGGTGCAGATCACGGAGCGCTTCTACGAGACCTCGCCCTTCGAGCCCTTCGACTACCCCGCATTCACGGAAGCGGCATCGGAACTGGACTACGGGCACGTGAGAATAAACTACGCGCCGCTGGGCCAAGGTGCGCGGGACATCCACGTCTACTTCCGCTGGATGCCGCTCTACTCCGGCGCTGGGGAGCGCTACCTGGTGATAGTGGGCGTGTCCAAGCACAGCATCGTGTCGAACGCCTACGCATGGCTCTCGATTAGGCTCTGGGTCATGGTCGCGGCGGCAGCGGCGCCGACCGTGAGGAGGCTGTTCATAGCGGCAGAGAATGGGAACGCGACCGATGCCGACGGCGGCGAATACCGGGACGGGGGGCGGTCGAGATCATCGCGATTGAAAAGGTATGGGTAGGCATATCCATGGTGCTGTGCGCCATGCTTGCGGCCTGCGCCAAGTGGCTGAACACGAAGAAGAGGGAGCGTAGGCAGACCCTGCTCGCGGAAGCGGCGATGGCCTCCGTGATAGGGTTGGGCGTTTTCCTCATGTATATGTGGAAGGAGTTCAGCGGCTACCTGGGCTGTCTGCTCTCGTTGGGGCTGGGCTTCGCAGGGGTGGAGGCAGTGGCTGCCGCGTTCTCGAAACAGGCGGTGGAACAGGCAGCGAAGCTGGCCGGTCTGCCGCTGGACAAAGACAAAAAGGAAGGTGAGAAGGAATGAGCACGCAGACTGTAGAAGCATTGACTAGGGACGAGGTCGTTGCCATCGGCTTCAACGGCGACGCGGAGCTGCTGGACCTCTGGTCCGGCATATCCTACAAGATACGCGGATCCGCGTCCAGGGACTACCACCACACGGACTACCAGACGGCGACGCCAGCTGACACGGAGAAGAAGATGCGGGCCAACGGCGGCAAGCGCAATTTCGACCCGAGACCGGTATTGATGACGCTCAAAGGGCGCAGGATAGCCGCGTCTACCCACACGCTCAACCACAGCAAAGTGGTGGCTTGGAACGCTGACGACATAGTCGGGACACTGATAACGAAAAGCGGCATAGGCGCCGAGCCATGGTACGAGAAGGACCTGAACGGGAACTGGCGCCCTGGCTCCCACTTCTGCCTCTACTTCAGGGACACGGCGGCCATACGCGGCGCAAAGCCCGGCAGCTGGGACGACAGGATGAGCCAGATGTGCCTAGTGGCGCTGGAGCTTGCCGGCGGCCGGGGCATCCAGGCAACCGCAGCCGCGCAGCCGGATCTGCCGCTGCTGGCGAGCTGCGACGAGTCCGCAATATGGGCGTTCCTCAAGGGCAAAGGCTTGAACGACTTCGCCATAGCAGGGCTGATGGGGAACCTATACGCGGAGAGCGCACTGATTCCGACGAACCTGCAGAACAGCTACGAGGGGCCGCTTGGCATGACCGATGCGGAGTACACGTCAGCCGTGGACAGCGGCGCGTACCGGAACTTCGCGCGAGACAGCGCGGGCTACGGCCTTGCCCAGTGGACATACTGGACGCGCAAACAGGGTCTGCTGGATTTCGCGAAGGCGCAGGGCAGGTCCATCGGGGATCTTCGGATGCAGCTAGATTTCCTCTGGCAGGAGCTGCAGGCGCATGAATACCGCAAAGTCATGTCGGCGCTCAAAGGCGCATCGTCTGTTAGGGCGGCATCGGACATTGTGCTGCTGGAGTACGAGAGGCCCGAGGACATGGGCGACGCCGCCAAGGAGCGCAGGGCGAAGTACGGGCAGGGCTACTATGGCAAGTACGCAGGGGGTGCGGCAGCTCCGCAGATACTGAGGCCGCCGGGCATATTCGAGCCATACGCGATTAAGACCACCGGCCCTGACCTAAACATACGCTCGGGACCTGGCACGGACTACTCCGTAGCGGGCATGATACGCGAAATAGGCGTGTTCGGAATAGTCGAGGAAGCCTATGGCCAAGGCGCATCGTCCTGGGGCAGACTCAAGAGCGGCGCCGGCTGGATCAGCCTCGACTTCGCCAGAAAAGTCAATATATAAAAGTGGATCAATGCAATGGATATTTCAAACGAGATTATAGCAGTGCTGGATGATTTGACAAGAAGGCTCGGGGTAGCGATTGATTGGACGCAGGATAACATCGTGCCATTTGCACAGGAGCTGTTTGGCAGGATAGTCATGTACCGCATTATTCTGAGCGGTGCCGCCCTGTTCGCCGCCATTGCTTGGACTGCCGCATTATCTGCATATCTGCTCAGAAGCAACAAAAGGTCGCGGCTGTTTGAATGGGAACACCTGTCATATTATGAAGGGCATTTCGTCAATGGCAATGCAAGAGCAGTAATTGCGATTGTTCTAATTGCCGTATCCATTTGCTTAATGGTTCATGCGTTGAAAGTTAGTCTGCCAGCCTTCATCAAATGCCTGACACTCCCCGAGCTTGTCGTGCTGGAATTCGTCAGGAAGCTAAAGTGAGCGGAATCTCCGCAAAAAAAACGTCCCCCCTGGGGCACGTCGCGTATGCTATGCAGACGGAGAGGTGCGGGGGGTCCTGTGTTGATAATATTACAGCATCTGGCACAAAAAAGCAACCGCATATAACGGCCGCTTTTCCCATCCGGGCTGGCGTACTTACAGTACGCTTAATGCTACGCATCAGTATCCGAACGTATACAGTACATTGCTGTCCGTGTGTTCATTATACATATGTTTACGGCAATGTCAAGACCGTTCGCGGCTGTTCGATTCCCTGAAACCAGAGTCGTTAGACTGCATATTCTTTATCATTTCAATCAGATGAGTTTCTTCATCGGTTGGAAAAAGGTGTTCCGCGATTATCTTGGGCAATACTGCTACTGCAGTGATTGTTCCCGCTATGCTGCTTACAATAAGAGCGATACCATTGGGTAAATCGAAGTCTGTCTCATCAGCACTCAAGGCAATAGATTTGATAATCAAAAGCGGCACAGCTACTAGTGCAATGAGTATGGACATAGTAATGACGAAAAACACAAATTTGTAGCATTTTTTGGTCTTGTTTTTTAACTTGTGTTCCTCGATGTACTCGTAGAGTATGTTGGAATACAGCACGTTGCGCACCATGTATTCAGTTTCGTCATTTTCGTTGTTGGCGGAAAAAAGAAGGTTCTCGTCATCAGCATCTAGAGATTTGTTTCTGCTGCGGGCGTTTTTGATGTCAGCTCGAATCTGTTCAAGCGTCACCTTGGTTTCCTTATCCATGCTATCCTCGCAATAAACTCAATTGATCCAAACGCACTTGCGCAGCATCTTTTGAGACTGCGAACTCTTTGGCAATGTGGTTTATTTTCATAAATGGAAGAGCATCGCCAAATACGGTTCCAGACATATCATCGAGCGCAGATGCTACCAAATGCTTCGGCATCAATATGCTGCCGGCGAATATATTGGCTTCCCTCTCTATGCCCCCGTTCTGGCCTGCGTCCCTGTGCGCGTAATATGGCTGAGATTCGTCTCTGTGCAGGATGTAGTGCGCAAGCTCATGTGCGATGGTGAAGCGCCTCCTGCGCGCACTGTCAGCCAAGTTGATAACGATTAGACGCCCGGTGCCGTAGTTCTCGAACTCCTCTTCTTGTATCACGATGAATCCCGATACATCCCTGGGCAGGTACTCCTCGAATACCGAGATGCCCTCTGCGCGGCATAATTCAACTATCTTCACTGGGTATTGCATAATGTCGTGTTTTATGCAGAATTGCTCCGCTCTTTTCATTATTTCCGATTTCTGCATGCGATTCACCCCAATCTAAACAGAGAATAAGCGTTTTTCAATACTCTCTTAGTATAGTAGAAAAAGACGCATATGGGAACATTATTACCAAACTATCGGAACATATTACAAAACTGTGCGAAGAAACAACAATAATAACAATGAAAGGAAACAACAAAAAATGCAAGATGCCATACTCACCATGCTCCAGAGCGTCATAATCCTGGCGGTCACGCTGCTGTCCACCTATGCCACGAAATACCTCAACGCCAAGGCGGAACAGGCGAAGGCCGCAGCCGGAAGCGAGGCGGCAGCCAGGTACATCGGCGAGGCCTCGGATGCGGTGTCCACCGCTGTGCTGCACACCGCGCAGACCTACGTGGACGCGCTAAAGAAAGGCGGCGCGTTCAATGTCGATGAGCAGAAGACCGCCCTCCAGCTGGCGCTCGCCACGGCAAGGGGGCAGCTTACTCAAGGCGCCGAGGACTTCATCAAAGCCGCCTATGGCGACGTGAACGGCTACCTCGAAGCCAAGATAGAGGCAGAGATCAAGGCTATGCACAAATAGAAGCGATGCAAAAACAGAAAAAAGCTAGAAAGCCGAAATGCGCCTGAATGCTCCATGGATTGCCGGAATATTGGAAATTGCGCTATTGCAAATCAAAAAAAGTCGCTATAGATTCACTGCATAGTCGCTATTCATTCGCTATAAAGCCACTACTCATACGCCATTACAAGTGCGCTTCCTGATTTTGCAGGAGGCGCACTATTTTTTTGTTTTTCATGTTTGCAAGTATTTTGCATGAGGTTTGATAGAACATGCGCAAGGAAAAAATCATCTCATGTCCTTCATTCACAGTCCATCGCTGTTTGCATCTTCCTCATCCGCAGCAGCTGCGGCAGACTCTTCCCTCTGCCTGTCATAGGCCTCTGCCGATGCTTTGAGCGCGTCCAGGAACTCCTGCCCCAGCGCTTTGCGTACATTGACGGCCGTGGCTTCCCATGCGGCCCGCAGCGACTCAGTGCCGCCCTCGCAAGCGAGCAGCAGGATTCCGCGCGCGCGTTCAGCCTCCCCATCGGCGGCCTCTGATCCTTCCTCGCCATCCACCCATGCCCTGATAGCTCTGCCGTCTTCCTCTGTTATGTAGCCCGTGCCGCGCCCCAGGTATGGCATGAGGTCTTCCGTGCATTTTATGACCGTCTGCGCCATGCCCTGGTCCGTCACCATGAGGGAAGCGGTCATCTCGAAAAGGAAATTCTTCTCCGCTATGGCCTGCAGGCCTTCCGACACGTAGACGGTCTCGTTTTTCTTCTTTTTCTCGTTGTAGAGCGTTACAGGCTTCGATTTCTCCCGGGCGCGGAGGCATGCAATTATGTGCATATTACTATATAGCATTGCGTTGACAAAACGCTTGTGTTCTGCTTTTGCCATAGCCCAGTTGGGCAAACCTCCAAGCTTGTTATTCTCAGCTATCTCGTTTATCCCGCCTTCCCCCTCTGCCTCGTGTGAAACTGAATCGATTATCAAGACTTCGATGCCTACTTGCTGAAACTCCAGCAGAGCCTCAATATACCTTGCTGGACTAAATGGCGGGATCAGGTCTCCAATTAAAAATGGCTCTTTGTTTGGAAGTTTGTCCGAATAGAGAGAAAATCTACGATTTTCCGTGTCAATGACACCAATCTTTTTTGAATTTCCATTTGCCAATCCATACGCAAGCCGCAAAGCCGTCATTGATTTACCGCCGCCTGAAGCTCCGCAAATCCCTATCAGAAGAGTTGCGCCTGCGCGTTTGGCTTCACGAATGTTAATTGCCATTATGGTATCTCCTTGCCTTAATAATCTGTGGTTTGCCCTGTAGCGAAATCCCTTTTTGTATTCATTTCTACGCCACCTCAGTCACAGCCGCCCATGAGGGCAGCGATATCACCCTCTCCTCCGCCCTGTATGATGGCCATGTCCCCGACTCCATGCACTGCTCGTACTCGATCACGCACACCGCGACCTCCGACAAAGCGTACATCAGCGTCGCCTCGTCCAGCTCGTATACCATAATCCCGTAAGGCGGGGATTTCTCTATTGCGACGAAGGAGAATGGGAAAAGCTCCCCCGTCGACGCGGCCGCGCCCGTGACGTAGTGCGCGGCTTGCAGGTGGTAAGCGTAGTTCCATACAGCGCGCGAGAACGCCGTCGGTCTCGCGTCTTCCGTCGTCTTGAAGTCGAGTATCCTGCCGCTCTTCAGAAACCAGTCCGGGCGAGCCTTGCACAGAACCCCGGTGCCCTCGTCCGTCCACTGGATCGGCTGCTCCGCGATGCCGTCCCCAGCGAGGTACCCGCCCGCTACGGGATGCGCCCTGACCGCCCGCGCAATGTCGGTTGCTTTACCATAGTCCGCGAGGCTGAGCAGCTCCTTGCCTTGGCTGTCAAGGATGAATTCCGCTTTCCACTCCCTGTACCTCGCCGTTGCGCGCGGCTTCGCGCCGCCTATCTTCTCGCATATGCCCTCGTCGTCGAAGGCTATGTACTTTTCCGCGAACAGTTCCGGCCGTAGTATGGCGGTTTGCTCC